GATAAAGGAACATATAATGTTGACCCATATACAGGACAAACAATATGAAACTTATTAGAGAATCCATAGAAAATGTAAAATATCTTGTTGAAAAAACGGAAGACGGCAAGAAAAAACTTTACATTGAAGGAACATTTCTTGTTGGCGATGCAGTTAACAAGAACAATCGCATGTATAAAATGGACACACTTCGTAATGAAGTTACCCGTTATACAGAAGAATTCATTGACACCAATCGTGCGCTTGGTGAACTAGGTCATCCAGATACACCATCAATTAACCTTGAGCGTGTATCACATAAGATTGTATCTCTAAAAGAAGATGGCAATACTTTCTATGGCAAAGCACTTATTCTTGGCACACCATACGGTCAAATCGTTGAGAACTTTATCAACAATGACATTCAAGTTGGTGTATCTTCCAGAGCCCTTGGTTCTCTACAACAGACCAAAGAGGGTTACAATTTGGTACAAGACGATCTGCGATTGGCCACGGCAGCTGACATTGTTGCCGATCCATCTGCACCTGGTGCATTTGTTCAAGGCATCATGGAAAACAAAGAATGGATGATGATTGACGGCAAATTTGTAGAGGCAGATTTTGACCGTACAAAGAAAACAATTCAGAGGGTTTCTAAAGCAAAAATAGAAGAAACTGCTCTTAAATTATTCGAAAATTACCTCAGAAAACTTTAATTTTATAAATAAGAAATCATAAGGAGATTCCTAATGGCAACATCAAAACTCATGGAAGCCGCAGCAGAGATCCTGTCGGGATCAAAAAGCAAAGCTACAGCTATGCCTGCTGAAAAACTAGCAGCAGAAATTCACGATGCTGGCGGCCCAACACCACAAAATTCAAAACCCGATGATGATTCTGCAAAGATTACACCATCGTCTAAGAGTGCTACGGCACCAACAACCAAAGCTTCTAATGCTTCTCCAGATACTCAGCTTAAGATGAAAAAAGAACAAGCTGAAACTGAAGAAGAAGTCATCGCTGAAAAGTCCCATGAAATGGAAGACGAAGATGATAAAGAAGAAATGAAGAAGAAGAAAATGAAAGAGGATGTTGATGCCCTCTTTGCAGATGATTCTACCATTTCCGAAGAATTCAAATCTAAAGTTTCTACAATTTTTGAAGCACGAGTTGCTGATCGTGTTGCTCAAATTCAAGAAGAAACCGAAGCAAAATATGCTGACATGCTTTCCGAAGCAGTCGATCAAATCAAATCTGATCTGACAACCAAAGTAGATGACTACCTCAACTATGTTGTTGAGCAATGGCTGGCAGATAACGAAATTGCAATTGAGTCGGGACTCCGTTCTGAACTCACCGAAGAATTCATTGCTGGTCTGCGTAACCTCTTTGCTGAGCATTATATCGATGTTCCTGCTGAGAAGGTTGACCTCGTTGATGAACTTGCTGGTAAAGTTGATGAACTCGAAAGCAAACTCAACGAAGAAATTGAGCGTGGCATTGGTTTTGCCAAAGCTCTCGTAGAGTCCCGCAAGAATGAAATTACCCGTGAAGTTACTGAAGGCCTCACAACTACACAAGCTGAAAAAGTAAAACAGCTCGCAGAGAGCGTTGAATTCTCCACAGAGGAAGAATACAAAGAGAAGCTTGAAACAATTCGTGAGAACTATTTCCCATCTGGCGTTAAAAAAGCAGATGAAGAGCAACTGCACGAAAAGGTAGAAGATGCTGAAGGCGAGAAGAAAGTCATTGCTGACCCATTCGTTGCAGCAGTATCCCAAGCAATTTCTAAAACCAAAATTTAAGTAATAATAATTAAGGAGATTTAAATGTATTTGTCCGAAAATCTACAAAAGAAATGGGAAGGCGTTCTAGATCACGCAGATCTGCCGTCTATTAAAGATCCATATCGTAAAGCCGTTACGGCTGTCATTCTTGAGAATCAAGCTCAAGAAATGCAAAAGGCTTCTGGCATCCTTATGGAAGCCACGCCAACTAACTCAGCATCTGCTGGTGGTACACAGTCCGGTTTTTCTGGTTCTGCTACAACTCCAGTTGCTGGTTTCGATCCAATTCTTATTTCGTTGGTTCGCCGTTCGCTGCCAAACCTGATTGCTTATGACGTTGCAGGCGTTCAGCCGATGACTGGTCCTACAGGACTGATCTTCGCTATGCGTTCCCGTTATGCAACGCAAGGCGGCACAGAGGCTTTCTACAACGAAGCTAACACCGGTTTTGCTGGTCTTGGTACCGCACAAACAGCTATCTCTACTGGTACTTTGCCAACTGAAGTATTTACTTCTAACGCTGCTGCTGTTGCTGCTATGACAACAGCTCGTGGTGAGGCACTTGGTGATGGTCAAGCTGCTAACACCTTCCAAGAAATGGCATTCTCGATTGAGAAAGTTACGGTTACTGCAAAGACCCGTGCTCTCAAAGCAGAATACTCGATGGAACTGGCACAAGACCTGAAAGCAGTTCATGGTCTCGATGCAGAAACCGAACTCGCAAACATTCTGTCTACAGAAATTCTTGCTGAAATCAATCGTGAAGTTATCCGTACAATCTACGGTGTTGCTAAGATTGGTTGCCAAGCAGGTACTACTACTGCTGGTAAATTTGACCTCGACACCGATTCAAACGGTCGTTGGATGGTTGAAAAAGTTAAAGGTCTTGCTTTCCAACTCGAGCGTGAAGCTAATACAATTGCTAAAACGACTCGTAGAGGTAAAGGTAATGTTATGATTTGCTCGTCTGATGTTGCTTCTGCTCTTGCAATGGCTGGCATCCTCGACTATCAATCTGCTCTGCAAGGTCAAGTTAACCTGACAGTTGATGATACTGGTAATACATTTGCTGGTACTCTGTTTGGTCGTATCAAAGTGTATATCGATCCGTATGCTCCAACATCCTCGACTTCCGAGTTTGCTGTTCTCGGTTACAAAGGATCTAATGCATATGACGCAGGTATTTTCTACTGCCCATATGTTCCGCTGCAAATGGTTCGTGCAGTAGATACAGGTACTTTCCAACCAAAAATTGGCTTCAAGACTCGTTACGGTCTAGTTGCTAATCCGTTTGCAGAAGGTACAAATGTTGGTTCAGGCGCTTTGACAGCACAGTCCAACTTCTACTACCGTGCATTCCAGATTGCTAACCTAATGTAATCTGTTTAGAGTGTCACAATAAAAATAATAAAAAGACACTCGAATTAACTTAAAGACCCGCCCTAAAAAGCGGGTCTTTTTTTATACATAAATAACCTTATGACCGATATTATAGTAATGTCAGACTTGCTCGATATAAGAGCAAGAAAACTAAAAGAATTGGATTTCTATAATCAACAATTAAAAGAACTCCAATTGAAGATGACTTTTATTCAACAGGAAATAACACTAACAAATCGTATTATTAACATGATTGAAAAAGAACATGTCATTGATATTGGTCTGCATATTAAGAAAACTTTATGACCGCACTTACACGCAACCCAAGTAATCCTAATCCATTACAACCTAATAAGTTTTTATTGACATTTGGTCGTGTACCAAATATGCAATACTTTTGCCAAAATGTTACTGTGCCAGGTTTGTCTTTATCTGAAGCTGTAATTACAAACCCATTTGTTGACATATATTCTCCAGGTGAGAAAGCAATTTATGATTTATTAAATGTCACATTCATTATTGATGAAGAACTAAAAGGTTGGTTAGAAATACACGATTGGATTCGTGCGATGACTTTTCCTGTGGAGTTTAAAGAGTATAGAAATTTATCCAAATTAAATAAATATCAATCAGCAAAAAATGATATTAGTAATAAATTTCCACAATTTAGTGATGCCTCTTTGACATTGTTTTCTTCCTCAAATATAGAATACTACCGTTTTAAATTTTACGAAGTATTCCCAACAACACTTTCAACTTTCATAATGAATGCTCAAGATGGGCCTGATACCATATTAACTGCCGATGCCACATTTCGGTATAGTTATTATGATGTTGAAAAATTGTTTTAAAACAGCTTGACATTCTAACCTTTTTTTGTTATACTCCTATAACAGGAGGCTTATTGGCATGAAAAATCTGGATGAAGTGTTAGAAGAATGGCGGAAAGATTCTGATATTGACCGTACCGAACCAGGTAAGGCATTGTTAGATATACCCAAACTTCACAGTAAATACCTAAACGTATTATCTCAACATCGTATGCTTGCCAAACAAGCAGAATTCAATTATAATAAATGGAAAAAGATTAAGTGGGAGTATTATACAGGTAAGTTAGATGATGATGCATTAGAAAAGCATGGATGGGAACCATTTCCATTTGTTATCAAATCCGATCTGTCTACATATTTGGAGAGTGATGAAGATTTAAACAAGTATATGGCGAAGAAGGCCATACACGAAGAAGTTGTTGAGATATGTCAGTCTATTTTAAAAGAGCTAAATAGTAGGACATATCAACTTAGATCATTTATTGATTGGGAAAAGTTTATACAAGGTGTCTGATTTATTATTAACCAAAAAGAATGAAGCGTTTATACAGTTTGAATGTGAAAAAAGTATAGCACAAGAACTGTCAGATTACTTTACATTCTTTGTACCAAATTACCAATTTACACCTGCATACAAGAGCCGTGTATGGGATGGAAAAATTCGCCTGGCGGATTTACGCACATTTACCATATATCATGGTCTGATCCCATACATAGAAAAATTTTGTGCCGAAAGAAATTATAGTTTAGAGATAGCCGATGCTATTAAGCTTACACAAGAATTCTCAGGTGTTGAGGCATTAGAGTTTATACAAACGCTAAAACTGCCACATGAATTGCGTGAGTATCAATGGAAATGTTTTCTACAGGCTGTACGCAATAAACGCCAACTCATTCTATCACCAACTGCATCAGGTAAATCTCTTATCATTTATTTGATTGTTCGTTGGTTACAAGAAACAGATTTTAAAAGAGGGTTGTTAATTGTTCCTACTACATCATTAGTAGAACAAATGTATAGTGATTTTGCTTCTTATGGTTATGATTCAGACAAATACTGCCATCGCCAATACTCTGGTAAAGAGAAGCACACAAACAAGTTTCTTACCATTACCACATGGCAATCCATTTATAAAAATGAAAAAGATTATTTTGAACAATTTGATTATGTGATGGGTGATGAAGCACACCAGTTCAAGGCTAAATCACTTACTACGATATTGTCTGGTTGCACAAACGCTAAATATAGAATAGGCACCACAGGTACATTAGACGGTACACAAACTCATCGTTTAGTATTAGAAGGTTTGTTTGGTCCAGTTTATAAGGCCACAACCACCTCAGAGTTGATTGAACAAGGACATTTAGCTTCATTTAATATTAAGTGCCTTGTATTAAAGTATCCTGAACCTGTTTGTAAAATGGCTCGTGATTGGGATTACAATACAGAAATAGATTATATTGTTCAGAATAAATCACGGAACGAATTTATTAAAAATTTAGTTTTGTCTTTAGAAGGAAATACACTTATACTATTTCAATTTGTGGAGAAACATGGAAAAGATTTACACACTACTATCAAGGATGCCTCTAATAAGCGTCATGTATTTTTCGTATATGGTGGTACAGATGTTGAGATACGGGAATCAGTTCGTTCAATTACTGAGAAAGAAACTAATGCTATCATTGTTGCTTCTTATGGCACTTTTAGCACTGGTGTCAATATCCGTAATCTCCATAATATTGTATTTGCCTCACCCTCCAAATCCAGGATTCGTAATCTACAATCAATAGGTCGTGGATTGAGAAAAGGAGATAATAAAACAGAAGCAACATTATTTGATATTGCTGATGATTTTCGTATAGGTAAATTTGCAAATTATACTCTCAAACATTTTATAGAGAGAGTAAAAATATATGATGAAGAAAAATTTAAATATAAGTTTTATAACATAGAGCTCAAAGATGGAAACAACCAATAACAATAACATTAAAATTATCCGTCTACATGGTGGCGAAGATATTATAGCTAACTTTATTGAATCAGAAGATAAAGAAACCGCCATACTACATGATCCAATGCAAGTCATATTTAAAAGAATACCTACTACTGGTCAAACAGTAATGATGATGATGCCATGGTTGCCAATTGAAATCATTGAAAATAATCAAGCAATACTTTGTACCGCTGATATACTTACAGTTATTGATCCAAAAGAGTCTGCTATACAACATTACGGTGAAGTTGTAATGGAAGCTCAAAAAAGAATGGATGAAGTTGATTTTATTTCTGAATCAGAGGATGGTGATGAAGATGACGAAGAAGAAAATAGTGAAGAAGAAACAAAAGATTTTAATGTTGATGACCTATTAGAAATCATCAAAGAAAAGAAGAATAAAAAGTTACACTAAATATTTTATTATAATGAGGTTGTTATGGCAAATGTGTGTTTCGTGGTACCAAGTTT